CCACCGCCACCACCTGCACCAACATATCCCGCACCTCCGGTTCCTGTACTTCCACCACCGCCACCACCACCAATGATAGTTACCTTAAATTTAGCGTTAGCAACTTGTAACGCAGCAGGTAATGTCCATGTAGCCGCTGACCCTGATGTTTTTACATCTACATTTTGAAATCCCGCACCAACGGTAGATGTAATAGTAGTAGCATTAACGGTAGTAATAGACGCCGTTGTGATAGATGCACTGGTCATTGTTCCAATTGCTGTCCCGATAGATGCACTTGGAATAGTGGTGATATTTCCAGATGTCTTGGGGTACACAGAATATGGTAACGATGTCCATGCAGTAGATCCACTACCAATTTTCATGTATCCCGTATCGGTTTCAAACCCAACTTCACCGGGTGCTAGAGTAGGATTTGTTGATGTCCAGTTAGCCGCAGTATCTCTGCGATATTGAATTTTCGTTGCCATTATGCTGTCCCACAGTTAATTGTTTGTGCCCATGATGTCGTGGATGCTACTCCACCATCTAAATCTATATTTGTTCCACTGCGTGCAGAAATATCTTCTACCCACTGACTTGTATCACCATCATTATAATATATAAACATTTTTCCAAGTGTAGAGTTCCACCACATATTTCCGGCACTTGGACCCACAGGAGCAGTAGCACTGACTGTTACTGAACTGCCGCCACCACCTGCTGATGTCAATGCGTACGATGCGGTGGTAGCAAATGATGCCGTTGCGGGAGTAAAAGTAATACTTGTTGCGGCAGATGCCGTGGTAGCAAATGATGCAGAAGTACCTGTTAGGGCATTGAACTGGGTAGAGCTACTAATAACACCACTTAACTTGTTTTGAATACTATTATAATCAATTTGGGAAGATGATGTTACCCATCCTGGGTATTGTGCTGATGAACTTACTGTACCACCAGTAAGTAATGTCTTGACTTGTGTAGAACTACTTACAATACCCGATGGAATATTACTTAATGTATTATAATTTACTCCGTATATGCCAGCACCACTACCAGAAAGAGATGCGGTCACGGAGGTCGCATTAAGGGTAACTGCGGTGATACCACCATTGGTTGCTAAACTACCCGTGAGTGAATATGTACCATTTAATGATTTGGTATTATTCCAAGTTGCTCCGTTGTATACTAATATATCACCCGTAGATTGACCACTAATACTAACATCAGATAACGATGCAAGTGCGGTTGCTACTGGTGACGTACCACTTGATGCAATACCACCAACTGAACGGAACAATCCGCCTGGGATAATGGTCGCATATGATGAATTTAATAAATCTCTTGCAGGATTGGTTCCACCTTGTACGATAATATATCCAAGGAAGATTGCATTAAGTGCCGTATTAGGTGCTTCGGTAAATGGTTCACTGTCCTTTGCATTGACCGCATTAAGTAAACTTGAATATTGTGCGTTACCATAATAGACGATAAATGCATTCGTTGGAGAATTTGGAATCCAGAATACACGTTGAATACTGTAATTGTTAGAATTAACCGTTGCTAATAAACCTGTTGCTGTATCAACATATTGCGTATTATCAATAGTGGTATATCCTGCCGCGGCAACACCGGTGTCAATAACTGGTGTAGACCCAGAGATATAATATCGGTATATCTTGGAAACGGTAATATCGTTTTCAATAACCGTTGATGGATGGGTTGGATTGATTACGTAATTTGCGCCTTCACGATACGAGGTACCACCCGTCTTTTTGATACTTAGGGTTGGGCTGCTTCCACTTGCTTGTAAGGTGTGACCAGAAATTTTTAATGGACCAAATGCTCGTAAAAAGTCATCATTTTTTTGTGGACCGCCATATGAGATTTGTTGCGAGTTAAAGACACCAGTAGAAACACTTCCACTTAAATGAAGTACGACACCAAGAGAGATTTGCGTATCCCATTGGTTGATATCGGTACTACCCCACACAGCTAGTTGTTGAACAACATTACCACTATTATCAAGACCTACATAAGTAATTTTTCCAGAACCAGAGTAGGTAATAGGAATGTTAGTTTTAGTATCCCATTCTACATATCGAATTGTTGGATATGGTGCGCTTCCAGTACTTGCATTAAGTGTAACAACAATACCAGAACCAGAAGTGATATTAAATGTGGTTGACCCAGGTGTTGATGACAGTACACCACCGTGTAAAATACCAGTGTACATATTACTTTCTAACCAACGTAAACGAGTTACGTTGCTATATCCCGCACTACTTTGTGCAAAGTATAAGTCTTTGGTTGACCCACTTACATAAATGTATGATGCGGAAATTGACGTATCAATATTGGTGGTAACAGGTTCAAACTGTATATACCCTTGAACAATTTCACTACCAGAGATACCAAATGACCCTGTTAATCTTGTGTTACCAATAAGCGTATTTGACCCACTGGTAAACAAACTACCTGTAACAGTTTGATTACCGATAAAGATATTTGACCCTGTGGTTGCTATTGCAGCGATACCAGTGGTATTTTGAACAACTATCTGTGATGATGCGGTTACCCATCCTGGATATTGAGCAGATGACGATACCGTACCCGCGGGAAGTAATGGTTGCACCTGTGCGGATGATGATACCACACCACTTAACTTATTTTGAATACTATTATAATCAATTTGACCAGAACTAGATACAGTCCCTGCTGGTAATCCGGAAGGAATAACATACGATGCCGTAGTAGCAACAGATGCACTTTGAATAGATCCTGTAATAGTTCCTGTAATGGCCACACTACCCGATACGGACATGGACCCAGTGAATACTATTGTATCAGCATTAAGTAATAATGACCCACTAATAGTTTCTGTACCTACAAATGTATTTGACCCCGTAGTTGCTAATGATGCGGTAATGGAACTAACTTGTGCAGATGATGACACTGTACCTGCTGGAAGTAATGCGGGTATTTGCGCCGCACCAGATACCACACCATTGTTAGCTAATATAGATCCAGTAAATGATCCTGTATATCTTGATGCTGTAACACTTGTAGCGGTAAGATTTATTCCATTAAATGAACCACTAAATGATCCTGTAAAAGATCCGCTGTTTATTTGTGCAGAACTAGATACTGTTCCTGTTGGAAGTAATGGTGTAACTTGCGTTGCACCACTAACAATGCCTGTTGGAATATTAGTTAAACTGTTATATGGAAATGTACCCGTTAATGCACCACTGACTGATCCTGTAATACCACCTTGATTTGCGGTATTTACCATTTGTAGTGAACCAGTAATGACCGCAGATCCACTATACGGGAACCCAGCCCCAGCTCCTGCATTTAGTGCATAGGATGCAGTTTGTGCATAACTAGATGTACTAATTATACCAAAAAATGACCCGCTAAATGAACCGGTCATATTTTGAGTTACATTAACTAATGCACGAATTAATATATTTGACGCGGATGGAGGAGTATCAACAAATGTTAATGTTGATGCTGCTATATTATAGTCAGTATTTTTAGTTTGGGTTAACCCATCGACTGATACTATAAGGGAATTGATGTCGTAACTTTGGGATAATATGTAGTTAGTTGTAATACCGTCACCATTAAAGGTGTATGTATCAATATTGACAGAACTGCTTAATACAGTTGCCGATGGTAAATTAGTAAGTTGGCTACCGTCACCTTTAAAATACGATGCTGTAACTGAACCAGATACATTGATACTCCCGCTGGATACCAGACCTTTGCGGGCTACAAATTCATTTGCCATATTATCCCTTTTTCACATTTCCAAAGGTTTTTAAAAAAATAGGGGTGGGTAGGATTAGTACCCACCCCGTTACTATTGATTGTTTATTATAATGCTCTGATTATTGTTTTAACAGTCCATGTACCAGAGGTATTAGTAAACTTCAATCGAATAAATCCACCAACAATATCAACAGCAAATATTGCTTGTGCTGTGTTACCAATATCGTTGGTTGATACATCAGTAAATTCTACTGTTGTACCATTTGATACTACCATAACAGTACCCGTTCTATAATTAGTTCCGTCCTTAACCACATAATCAAAATGTACACCATCACAACTTGCTGCTGCAATAGTTGCTACTACTTGATTTGATACAGGACCAACAATATTTGCAACTGCACTACCAGAATAAATTGCATTGTTAATAAATGCACTGGTACTTGCACTTACCGTACCTGTTGCTGTAATTGTTGTTGAGCGAACCGTTGTAATATCTGCTTGTGATGCAGTTAAGTTTGTACCAACATTCAATCCATTAGTGATAGATACTGTAACGCCATTATCACTGATTTGTGAATCACCAATATGTTCTGCGTTAACTGACTTAGGAATAACATTGGTTGTTAAACTTGTTTCATTTCCAACATTATTGTAAGTTTCCGGACCCATTATCAATAGCGATGATGTTGGGCTGGTTTGATTTTGATGAACAAATATCCATTGGTCATTAATAGAATCAAAGAACAATGACCCACTGCGTTGTGGTGATGAACCAGAATCAATTACCGACAATCCACCAAATCGTGTAGCTGGTGTATTTGTGTTAACGGTGATGACATTGGTACCAATATTTAACGTACTTTGTGAAATATAACTAATGGAGGAAGATCCTTGTACATATAAGTTTTGACTAATGTACAATGAACCAGTAATTCGTTGGTCAGCGGTAAATGTATTTGAACCAGTTGTTGCGTATGATCCTGTTACATTCTTTAATGCATTTATTTCTGTTTGTTGGTTTGCATCAACAGTAGATAATGACGAACTAAATGTAGAATAACCAGTAGTTTGTGTAATATCAATTTGTGATGATGCTGTTACCCACCCAGGATATTGTGCCGAACTACTGACTGTACCACCTGGTAGTAGTGTTTGTACTTGCGTAGACGAAGAAACAACACCACTTAATTTATTTTGGATAGAATTATAATCAATCTGTGTAGATGATGATACGGTACCTGCAGGTGCACTAACGGTAACAGTTTGTCCTGTTGCACTAGTTGTAACACCATTACCACCATTAATAGTTAATGCTTGTGTTTTAAGATTAACCGTACTTGTACCTGTACTACCAGATACATTAAGAACTGTGGCAATACCAGTTAATCCACTACCATCACCTGTAAATGATCCTGTAAATGAACCCGTGAATGGATCTGTTAGTGTCTTAAATTGTGTGGATGATGATACTGTATTAGTTGGTAGATAGTCTTTAACTTGACTACTACTTGACGCAACACCAGCAAGTTGTGATTGTAACGCGTAAGAACTGGTTGCTGCATTTAATGCATTAATTGATACTTGTTGTGTTGCATCAACTGTTGCTAACGATGAACTAAATGTAGTATATCCGGTAGTTTGTGTTATATCAATTTGTGCAGAGGAAGAAACTGTACCTGCTGCTGTAACACCGGTTAACCCCGATCCATCACCCTTAAATGATCCTGTGAAGGAGCCGGTAAACGGACTGGTTAAATTATTAAATTGTGTTGAACTTGATATGGTACCCGTTGGGAGATATGCGGTAACTTGTCCAGACGAAGATACCGTACCACCAGGAAGTAATGGTTGAACCTGTGTGGATGATGATACTACACCACTCAATTTGTTTTGTATACTATTATAATCAATTTGCGAAGATGCCGATACTGTACCGGCCGGTAATCCTGATGGACTTACATATGATGCAGTCGTTGCGGTTCCAATTGAACCAGAAAATGATCCGGTAAATGACGATGCAATTACATTATATCCTGTTGCATCTACCGTACCACTAACCAGTAACGATCCAGTGATTTTTACCCCACCAGATTGGGCTATTATACCTCGTCTTGCTACAAATTCATTTGCCATGGGGAATCTCCAAATGGTGCTAAGTATCTAAAATATAAATAGTTAACTATTATGATAAAGTTGGGAATAGTTTGAATAAACTCTGTACTGTCCAGGGGTATGATCCACTACCCAGACTTTCCACTCGTAATTTCATATATCCACCATTCTGGACTAATGAAAATTGTATATCCGATGTATCTCCAATATCTGTACTTGATACGTCTGTTACTGTGTTGTTACTACCACTCCATCCAGCCAAAAGTACACCCACACGAACCCCTCCTGGTCTAGACGCCACATATTCTACCGTAGCGGCACAAAAACTGCTAGTGGGTATGAATGGCATCACATACTCGGTTGCCCCAAATATACCAGTATTAACTGATCCTGTAAATGTGAGTGATACATTACCAGCATTTAGTTTATATTCGTTTGATGTAACTTTTGCAGGTGCAATATCACTACCACTAATATATCCGATTACTTGTGCCGATGCGGATACCACTCCACCGGGAATTTGTAAATCATTTAATAATAGAATGGCAGAACCTGAACGGGTAAATAATCGTCCGTCCGCAATATTAAGTGCCAATTCACCGGGGAATAATGCGCTTGCAGTAGGTACTGCCCCCGATTGACTACTAACTAATGGTATAAAACGATTTGCTGCCATGTATTTACCTATTTGTATGTCATTAAACTATAAATATTATGTGTTTATGGATTTATTAATAAAACACACTGTCCTGCGGAAATTGCTTGCGTATTACTACCACCATATGGATTTGCACCGGCGGTTTGTCCCAATTTTGAAGTCGGTACAGTAAATGTTCCTGTGTAGACTCCCAATCCCTTCACCCATCGAAATGAAGTAATATATCCACCGAATGCTGTGTTTACTTGTGATGGTGATTCCACACCAATATATACTGGACTTGTTGAGTTAGCAATATTTGCACTATTGGTCACGGTAGACCCCATCTGTACGCCATTTTTATATACTTTTAACGATGTACCTATTCGTACTATTGCAAAATGTACCCATTGATTTTTATATGTACCAGCAGAACCAAATGAGTTTGCTGATCCATTTGTCCAAACATAAAATGTACCACCTTCAATAGATACGGCAATTGGTGCGGAGGGATATATTCCGATAGAAAATATACGAGGAAATGAAGTGGTATCTGTTTCATATTGAAACCATTCAATAGTAAAATCACCAGTACCAACCGCAAATCCACTATTTCCAGGATATGCTAAGTATGATGAGTTACCAGTACCTAAAAATCCGTAACTATTACCACCACCAGTAAATGGGCTACTACCAGATACCGCTGCGGTTGATGAACCCGATGGTGTAGGTGTTGATGTAGTATCACCAATAAAAGTTGCAACAGTAGCAGAAAAGCTTCCAGCATTTCCAACTTTAATAAAATTTAATTTTCCAGTATTGTTACTATTAGATAAAAGTAGTGTCATATATTAAAAGTATAAATACCATTATAATTTTGTTATTTTTACATATCCAGAACCGCTATTGTATCCAATAGTAGTTATTGCACTTCCACTAAAAGTAGATAGTGTTTCGTAATTTCCATCGGAGGTTGCAACAGCTGTTCCACTACTACTAATATACGACCCACCACCACCTGCTCCGTCTGATACTGGGGTTGTACTTCTTGCTGTACCCGCACCACCAGAATATCCTCCACCTCCACCTCCACAAATTGGTCCTGCTCCACCACCTCCACCGAATCCACCAGGTATCGCTGCTGGTGGTGGGTATAGTGGTGAAAAGTATCCACCAATTGACCCAGATGGATTTCTCCAAAATCCTTTACCACCACCACCGTATTGGCCACTTGGTGATGATACACCACCATCATATACACCAAGTCCATTCATACCACTACTACTTACACTGGTGGCAAATCCACCACCACCTCCACCGTCATATGAGTTAGCAGATGATGTTATGTGCGACCTTCCCCCTAATCCATTTGTTCCACCAAGTTCTCCAAACGAGGAACTACCACCATAGGTTGTGGTTCTACCAAATGCTTGCGAACTTGATTGTGCTCCTCCGGTAGTATACCATCCATTTCCACCACCACCACCTGCAACTATGATTGGATTGATAGAACCACTATTTGACCCAGAAGGAACAACAAAACTTCCACCACCACCACCAACACCAGAGAACCCTGCGTTGTTGGAATCACCAGATTGTTGTCCCACGACAATAAGAATTTTTTGATTTTGTTGTAATGCGAATCGTGCTCGCATCTTGGAACCACTACTGAACTTATTACTCGTTTGAGTATTTTTTCCAGAACTTGCTCCCGCGACTTCTATTTCATATGTAGCAGTTTGTGGAACGGTCCACAATTGATATCCCTGATATCCAGATTGTGTGGTATAGTATGCTGTGTTAGAGGTCCAACTATTTGACCCCGTATAACTTGCTAAAAATTGTGAGAGCAACGGAGGATTTGATCCTGTTACATTTACATTGGTAAAGGTAAATGTGGTAAAATCATATAAATTATTAATAAATGATGCTATGGTTAATCCATTACTAAATGTTATTGCCATAACTTATCCAATATATGCTACTGAAAAATTGTCGTTACCATCAAATGAAGCAGTTCCCGCAAATACCATTGCTTTAAGAGTGTCTCCTACTGCTAATTTAGAAATAGTAGAACCACCAGCATGGTTCATAGAAGTACTTGCACCCCATTCTATCATAATTTGCACAGTTCCATTACTTCCTGCGGTATTATTTTTAACTACTACTGCTTGTGAAAAGGCTCCAGTATTTGAATATGTTCTACAAACCAAATTTACTTGATATAAACCTGCGATTGGTGCAGTAAATGTTCCGTTTGTTGTGTTGTAGTAACCACCTTCATTATAATCTACACTTACCATACTACCGGATATTACTGTTGTTGCAGTAGTTGGACCCCCAGTTCCGATTATTCTAAATGCAGGTCTATTTGGCATCGTTACAGAACCGCTGGTTATAGTAATTGACCCACTGAGATTCAAAGATCCGGTAATTTCTGCAATTCCATTATTTTGTAAATATAAATTACTACCACTAGTCAAATATAATGATGAACTATTTGTTGTCATTGCAGTAGCCACAACACTCGCGGATGTAACTGTTAATGAACCGGTAATAGTTTGATTACCATTAAATTGATTTGACCCAGTAGTTGCAAATATGTTATATCCAGTTATTTGCGTAGATGAACTAATTGTTCCAGCCGGTAATTGCGCCGATGACGATAGTGTTCCCGTTGGTAGTGCATTTACTATTTGTGTGGAACTGGTTACCCATCCTGGATATTGTGCAGAACTCGACACCACGCCGGCTGCTAAAATTGATCCTGTATGCGACCCAATAAATGATCCTGTAAATGAACCAGTATTAATTTGTGCGGACGAAGATACTGTTCCCGCCGGAACAGTTGCCGTAGCATTTGTTGCATAACTTGCTGTTAGTGCATAGGAAGCAGTACTGGGTGTAAACGTGATAGATGTAGCCGCACTTGCCGTAGTTGCATATGATGCAGTTGTGATACTTCCACTGAATGAACCAGTATTAATTTGGGTAGATGATGATACCGTACCCGATGGTAGATTTGTTTTAACTTGCGTAGAACTACTAATTGTACCAGCAGGAACAGATGTTGCATTTAGTGCATAGGATGCAGTAGTTGCATATGATGCACTGGTAGTATTTCCATTTACTGATCCAGTAAACGAACCACTGAATGAACCAGTAATACCGGTAGTTACATTTAATGACCCGCTGAATATTGCTGGTCCGATGTTCGTAAATGTTGATGAACCGGAAACAGTTAATGACCCTGTAACACTAACATTGTCATTAATTGATATACCGTTACCAGAATTATTTAGTATTGGTGTTTGTACCGATGTATTTGCGACAACATTAAATCCTGTTGATATACCACCATTAGGTACTGCGAAGTTACTTGCTAGTACACGAACATTATTTCCAGCAGTTATTAAATCAAGAGTACCATTTAAATTTGATACAGAGGGTGTATTAATACCAGTTGTAGTAGTTAATGAACCTGTAAGTTGGTGTTCTCCATCTGCTCTTAAACGTAATTTACCTGCTGCGTATGTATCACCACCTGCAAATATAGTTACACTTGCACTTGCACTTGGTGTACTAGTACCGATAACTAAATTATTACCAATTGTATACAAATATCCATCTCGTGCGGTATCGTATATGTGTGATCCACTATACAAAGCACTATTGATACCCATATCAATATAACCAGTGGTTTCGTTACCAGTATCCGATGTTGCAACAAAGTCAGATGATGCAATAGATCCTGTGCTAAAGTTACGAAGATTTATTTGTAAATATTTATTTACCGTTCCGTGTGCAGATATTAAATTATAAGAATTTACTACCCCCGCATAAATACCAAGTACATCAGGTGCGTTATTATCAAAAAAGTTTGATGCACCCCAAAGTATACTTGATGCCGTGTAATATAGTGGACTATTGGTTAGTCTGTATGTGTCCTGCCACAAAGGAATATAGTTTGCAGTTCCAATTGAACTAGATACCATTCCAAGTGGCAATGCTTCTTGTACTTGCGCGGAACTGGATATTACACCATTAGGTAAACTTGTGTTACTATTTGCTACGTACGATGCAGTTAGTGCATAACTTGCACTAATTACATTACCTGTACCACCAACTTGTAAAGCAATGGGTGTATCACTACCAGTTTCAAATGTTCCTGCAAAAATAATATCTATTGCATCTGCAACACTTGCAGTTCCGTATAACGAACCAGTAATACCGCCGGTATTTACTGTGTCCACCATTTGTAGCGAACCCGTAATAACAGCAGATCCACTGTATGGAAACCCCGCACCAGCTCCCGCATTTAATGCGTATGATGCAGTTTGTGCATAACTAGCAGATACCGAATTATCAATAGATCCACTTACTGCCAACGCATAACTAGCAGTGTTTGCATATAATGCAGAAACAGCTAATTGTGGTAACGAACCTGTTCTATGAACTACTGTTGAACTAGGTTGTACGCTTACTTTGTAATCTGGTTGGCGGTTGACGGTTACACTAACGTTTGGTACATCTACCAATACATTATTTATATCAGAATTTTCTCGTATTACAACCGCTATATCCGGTATACCTAGATTTATTGAACCACTCATCAATTATCTCGTAGCTGTGGGACGGACTGTTAATGCTCCTTCCAATATTCTTCGTGTTATTGGAGCACCAGATCCGCTAGTCATATTAACGTCATATACGTATTTTCTTTGGGTTAACCCCAAGGTTTGATCAGGAGTTAATTCTACAATAACTGACCCAGAATTAAAAGGTAATAGTTTTGTAATATTAAATGAGGCAGCAATTTCATCAGTAGTATAATTTTCTCTAACTTGACCGACGAATGTATAATCTGTTATATTAAGTGGGACGCTACCACTGTCACTGATGATGGTTGCTGCAATACGAAATGTTTCACCCTGACCGACATTGAATTCAGTAAGTTCTGCCATAGCTTATACCTAAAAAGAAGTGTCCCACTGCCCAATTATACTCTATATAAGTATCAGACAGTGGGACACACCTTCTATTTTTAACTACTGATTAGTAGTTCAATACGCAATAGTCTGGTTGTATTTCCAATTCGATTGCTACATTATCAGTTGTTTCTGCCCATTCTAAGTCACCAAATGTTGCACGTGTAATTTGTGCACCCTTAATAATCCATTCTTCAACTTTATCACCTACTGGACCGAGAACTTGAAGGGTTAAATCCTTCTTATAGAATTCTGCGTATCCATCACGACCCGTGACTGATTCGTGGTGTAGACGGACCCATTCCATCACTGCTTGTGCACCGGATGGTACAACTGGATCATAAAGTGTTAGGGTCATTGGTTGCCACACACTGATACCCTTTACAAATCGAACGGTATTAATGTGTGGTACCTTAACTGTATCTTGACGGAGTTCTGGACGGCTTACCTTCTTTACGATGTAAGCCGGAATTCCTTCAATCAACATCAGAAAGCGATTTTTGACCTTTGGTTCGAATGCCGTAAAAAATATTTCATTTTCGGCTACGATATTGTTTGCCATTTGTATCTCCTAACAGATTTAACTATAAATAGTCTATAATGTAAAAATGTGAACCGATTATGCCCCAGGGAATACTGCACCTGTTGGGAGAATGTTGAATTCAAGCTTGATGAATTCAGCAGTCTTTGTTGGTTGGAGATACAATTGACCAACCAAGATGTTGCGGTCAATTACGTCAGGTGTATTATTGGTTTCATCCATAATAACACGGAATGCGTAGAGACCTGAACGTTCTTGGACATTTGCCAAATATGGATTGACAATGTTTAAGAAACGACGACGAGTTGATTCAACGTTTTGTTCAAAGACGAGGAATCGTGCTGAACTTGCGATGAACTTCTTGACGGTAATTAACAAGCGACGAACATTTACACGGTCAAGTGCCGATGAACGGCGTTGTAATGTCTTTTGACCCCAGACACAGATACCTTGTCCTGGGAACTGTGCAATTGGGTTAACCTTACCATCGTACAATTGATCTCGTTGTACTTGACTTAAACGTGTCTTAACTCCTGCTGCTCCTGGAATTCCACCACGATTTAAACCTGCTGGTGCAAACCATTCTGCCGAAGTATTATCGCTGTATGCATATACTTCTGGAAGAACTGCCGATGGTGGAACAAATGCAAACTTGTTTGTATTTTCATCCAACACCTTAATCCAAGGATAATATGCTGCTGCGTAATTACTGTCAATCAATGTAGCTTGGTTAACCGCCGTTGTAATTGTTGAGCTTGCTTGTGCCAAGTCCATAATGTAGAAACAATCACCACGTGATTCACAGATACTTAATGCGTAATTTGCAACATATGGATGAAGTTCATATATTACACCAGGTAATACCAACAAGTTAATGTCATATGCATCTGGATTTGCTATTGCATCCAATGCCTTCTTGTATGCACGGGAACCTGCACTTGTTGCGGTTTGTAAATTAAATCCTTGGGTATTATTTGAAGTAATACCATCATACATGTTAATATAACGTGCTGGATTATCACCATCAAACCCACCTTGAAGTGGTACAGTAAACTTCAAGTATGCTGTTACCGAAGGTGTTGTTAAGAAATTTGCAACCGGTACTGCTGCTCCTGTATCATCATACAATTCATTTGATGGAAGATTTTCCAAACTAAATGCTGCACCACGAGTTGCTGATCCACTTGGAAGTGGTGCTAAGTATGACATATTTGTATTTGGTGTATCTGAATATTGAAAACCGTAGAATTCATTTACATTGTATGTTGCCAATGTACTATATCCACGTGTACTTCCAGAAATCCACGACGAACTAATAAATGTTGGAATTGGAAGTACCGATGTTGAAGTTCCTACTGGTGAACTTAGTGCGGCAAATCCAAATGGTAAGGCGTTTGGGGATACGTTATCAGCACCTTGTGCCATTTCAACACGAATGTACTGTGAGTTATTGCGGTATTCACCGTCAAAATAACGTTCACCAGATTCATTTTCTACCGGTGCACTATTACCAATTCTACGTGCAACATAGTTTGGACTATTTGGATCCAAACTTAAATTATCATATTGTTCTAGTACTGATGGTTGTGCATCGGTATCGGTAAAGTCACGTACTACTAGTGTGAATGTACCGTAATCATCTGCAATTTGTGCTTTCTTTGGACCAATAATGGAAATCTTAATGTCCTTATTGGCAGCGTTACCATCCGTTAGTGTATGTACTTTAAATAAGTTATCTTTTGAACCACCGAGTGTTTGTGATTGTATCCACGGTGTACTTGCAAAACTATACTTACCATATGTACTTCCTGTTAAGTAGAGTGCATCTGAACTGGTTACTGCGGACATACTAACAGAAGCACCAGCCATTGTGATTGCTTCTGGGAAAATTCCGTAGATATATCCGTTCTTTGCCCCAGTTGGACCATATCCAAGATAATTTCCAATATAAGAAGCTGCAGATGTTGTTGTACTGAGTCCTGTTGTTGTTACATCTGTAACTGCTGATGAGGAAACTGTGAGTGAGAAATTGCTTGCTGGCCCCGTTGCACTAATTGCTTCGATATCACTACCCGATACTGTTGGGTGGATAACTGCATATAAGAATGAACCACTTGAACCCGTTGCAAATAGTAAGGCTGGTGTTGCAGCGGTTGGACTATACCCATCCAGTCCTAAAACACGAACTACTGTTGCTCGTCCCGATTCTCTAAGATAATTTTTGACAGTTAATCCAAGAAATGACTTACCATCGGGGGTACCAAATACGTTTTCAAACGCTTGTTGACTTTCAACAATCGTTGGAATAAAAGCTGGTCCTTTTGGTGTTGGACCGATAAATGCACCAGCAATTTCACCAACGCCTTGTTCTAAGAAACTAAGGTCACGTTCTTGTGTGAAAACGCCAGGACTCACAATGCGTTCTGCCATACGGAATCTCCAATATTACTTATTGCTCAGGGGTAAATACACCAGTTTCTAAATCCAAAGAACCAATTCCATATTTCTTCATTAGTGTATCAATTAATTCTTTTTCTTTAACAAGTAATTCTTTATATTTTATTACTTGTTCCGACAATCTTGTTTTTGCTGTAGCTAGATCTTCTTCAATTAAATCATGCGATAGTTTCAATTGTCCAACAGAAGAAATAACATTAACAATTTCATCACGTAAACTCTTAACAGACAATAATTCATCATCTGCTAATTTAGTTACATCACTCATATAACCTCCTTAGATATATTATTACTCGTATTATAAATATAGATTATTTTGTCCAAACATTACTTTTAACCCTCTTCTACCTCGGTAAAAAGAACAACTTTTTTGCTGGAAAATCGTTGTTGGGAGGTTTGCATAATTTGTCCAGTTTTATTAATCATTCGTTCTGGAAGTAGATATGCAGATACATTTAGGGTAAAACTGGTTCGTACTAATCTGTCCTGGACGTTGGGGAGTACCGTGTCAGTCTTATACTCATCTATTCGGGTTCTAAACTTATATTGTCCTCTATCACCCCAATATTCATCATCTTCAAACGATACCTGCTCAATAAGACGATTCATTTGTTCTACGTATTCGGTCCATATTAAACACTCGTATGTAAGATCAAAATAGTCGGGAGTTACTGTTGTAACATACTGTTTAACAGGTTTAATACCATTTACCGCAGCAAATCTGTCGTATGGGTTGTACCGGTTCCACCCAGTTTCAAATTCACGTTCTAAATATTTGTTTACTGGTGAATTGATTCCGAGATTCTTTTTCATACTTGTTCTACGAATCATAATAATAGGTAATTGTATCTTACCTTTATAATCTCTTAATACACCATCCTTTTGAACACTCTTCCAACGTTCTGGATTACCATACATAATAGGTACTTTTATACCTGTTCCATCTTGTGTTAAAATAGGTTGTATTCTATTACTTAAATAATTTATAAGTGTTTCGTCAATTGTCATTAACGTAACGGTGATTGGGGTATCCCCAGACTGTGTTTTCGTGTCCAGACCCCGATTCTGCGTTACTGAGGGCGTATTGGCGTCATTGACCTGAGCCACTGCATCAGTGGCTTTTCTATTACTATAATCAGCCATTAGGTGTTAGCCTCCTCAATTTGAATACCACTACGACGAGTTAAGTGAGCGTTACATAAAATTGATGTGGTATATTGTGGTTGACCAGCGACAAGTTGTGTATCATTTACATTATCAATTTCATAATATGATTCGTCATAGTAAATAATATCACCAACTTCAGGATAAGTACTTACTTGTTCTAGTAATGCACGAACAAATCTAAATTCAACGTTCTGGTCAACATCTGCACCAAATCCATCTTTTGTACTTGAAATAGTTTTTGGAAATTTTACAAGTGACTTTAATTCCACACCAGTATATCGTGCCTTTTCGGTTGCTTCACCGTATAAGTTTATCGCAGTTGTTTCTAATGCAATCTTATATAAAATTACATCCACATCAACTACATCACTAATTAATTCACGATTGATATGTTGAAAAAAATTAAAGTCTTTCTGAGATACGAAACGTGGCATATTATCCTATGTAGATGAGTGTTGGAACCTTCCCATACATTTCTTGCATGAACTTAGCATTTTCTGCTTGTTTTTTCATCTGTGCTTGCATACCAGTTTCTTCAAGTGTTTCACGAAGTTCTTTGACAAGAATATCCTTTTCCTCTTTACCTTCTCGACGAAGAAGATCACCATCCAATTTAATATCTGCGTCTGGGATGGGGATTTTCTCATATTTACCACGAATATTTCCCAACGTTTCTTTTGCCAACGCTAATGTATACTTGAAAATCCAAGTACGACCAATAGAATTAATAGTAGTATATGGTATGTGATTATATGGTACGTTTGAATAATCAGATGTTATTCCACTTGACGAATTATATGTCTGGTCTGCACCTTGTTTTTCATCAACAACAATATAATCAAACCATACCGTAGCATTTTTTCTGAATACTGGTGAAAATCTAATGACATTGTTAGAAATTTCAAATCCGTATTGACTCTTACGAATCATATCGTTGACTTCAATTGCTTGAATACGCAGTAAATCTTCATACGCTGGCATCATTACGAATGTGACTGGTGGTGAATATCCATCAAACCCAAATTCACTCATTAAGTTTGTTAAACCAAGACCAGTGGTTGCAAATGGATCATAGTAACGTGCGATGGCGGGTGGCATGTAATGATATACTCGACGAATTTCTATTGCCTTTCCACTTTCGTGTGTGTCTGCCCACAATGTTTTTAAATCATACGATTGTGTGTATGCGGAAGCAGAAATATATCCTTGTTTTACATCTACGTTACCACCAGACTGTGCCTCGGTTCCATATTGTGCCGATAATTTAATAATTTGTGGTAGTGGTGACCCAATAATATTTTTTTGGGTCAAATTATTACTTGTTGGCATTCCTTGTAACGTTAACATATTTTCACGTGCGTTAAATTGATTAACTTGTGAACCATATGTTATAATTGCTTCTTCAAAACAAGTATAAAATAATTTGTCTATTAGTTCTACATCTACAACAGAATACCCCAGACGACGAGCAACATACTCAGCGACGCGTGGTGCATCGGATTGAAATGCAGACTCGTCATCAAATATACCAAATGGTGTTATACCACTTGGATTTACAGGACTTCCATCATAAACAATTGGATCATCACTTAGTATTGCCATAGTATTCTCTCAAATAGAAAAACTCTATACTATAAATAGTAGTTATCACTCTATAAAAAAGAAAAAGGGGTGACCTTTCGGCCACCCCAATCTCTATTCCCTACCCTTTACATCAATTAGACTGTTGCCAATCCGTCGATGTAAATCTTACCGAAGAATTCTGGACGTACGATCTTCTTCGCGTAGCGGGTCATTACGCCTCTACGTGGTGTGAAGTTGTTTGGATCGTATACCAACGGAGTCATGATAAGTGGGATATATGGTGCGTATACTGCGCCTGTTTCGAGGAAGTTACTTCCACGGAAACCAAGAAGTACAGTATTTTCAGTCATATATGGGTTCTTGTAGATTGTGTAACGGTTTTGGAATGAACCAACCTTTGTTACACCACCTGCAAATTCCATCTTATCACCGTCTGTTGCTGCCATAAATCCTGGGATTGTTTCGATGATTGTTGCAACAGTTGGTGAACATACTGCGAAGTTTGCACCACCTCTCATTGTCAACTGATGAATCTTGTTAGAAACCTTCTGCATCTTCTGACCAAGTGTTTGGTACCAGGTCATGTTTGTCCAAGCTTGTCCACTGAGTGTTGCACTTGGTACGAATGCTGAACCGTTCCATACCTTACCGACTTCTGCGTGCCAGTATTCGGTTGTTGTTGCGTTGTTAATTAACATATCAAGGATTTCCAAATCAATTTCTGTTGAGATGTAGTCACTTAACATTGCTGTTAATTCTGCTTCTGCATCAACACTGTGGTATGCGTTCAAGTCTTGTGCAAGTTCTGGTGACCAGACTGCCTTCAACTTACGTGTCTTAGCAACGATTGTTTCTGAACGAAGTTCCAAATCAATTTGTGGAATGTTCAAGTTTGTTACTGAATTGTCACGATCTTCGAAGTCACCACGTGTGGTTTCAGTTGGTTGCTTACTGTATTCAACTGCACCAATTGTACCTGCTGCAATTGCAGCACCACTTACGATGAAGGTTACGTTTGTACCATCATACTTGGTGAATTCTGGAAGTGCTGTCCATGCTGTACTACCGAATGAACCGGATGGACGGAATGAACGTACTACGTTGAAGTCAGCATTTGAGAAACTTACTGCTGGAACAACGTACTTCTGCAATGATGCAAAAGATGATGACCAGTTATCGTTGTAATTTACATCACCATAACCAACAGATGATGAAGCAATTTGTGGAGCAAGTGTCAATGTTTGGTCATTGAATGAATATGCATATTCACCAGCACCGTAGAAACCACCACGTGGAAGTGTACCTGAACCTGAAGTTGTACCGTATACTGAACCACCTGCTGTCTTACCGTTTACTGTGTTTGCATACTTGAAGTCCATGAAGAATACCAAACCTGCTGGTAAGTTCATTGGCTGAACTGATACGAAGTTCTTTGATGCGATTGAACCAAAGACCTTACGTACTAATGGAAGTGCAACACCTGCCCAGTTTTCACCAGCTGTGCCTGAACCACCTGGGTTCGTTGTGGTTGCTTCTGAGAGGAGTTGTGATGCTTGGTTTTCCAACATTACTGCCATGCCTTGCTTTTCATGGCCACTCAAGCCTTCCAAAAGGCCTGACTTTTCCCACTTACCTGCCAATTGGCGGGTCTTTTCAACTACTACACGGTGTGCTGAACCGGCTTCGTTGATAAATTCTGATACACCTGACATATGATTTATCTCCTAAAAGTTATAGAATGCCTGCGAGTTGTTGTAGACGCTTTGCGACTGTGTTTTCTTCTAAAATTTCCTTCTTTGGTGCGGTACTCTTAGTTGGCTTACTTGCCAAACCTTCGGTAACCACCTTACTTGATACGGTGCGACCCTTACTTACAGTCTTAGCTGCGACAGTCATTGCTTCAACTAAGGTTGTGTATACCATCTTAACTTCACGAACGTTTACTGCACGGTCAAATGATTCAAGAATTGTGACCTTTTGTTCGTTGGTTAAACCTTCCTTGCGGAAAATCTTGTTGGTATATAAGAGTTTTGCGTTTAGAAGATTTACTTCGTTTAGCTTGCCTCGTAGGACATTTACAACCTTACGATATTCTGCGAGCTCATGTTGAAGCGCTGCCATTTCTGAAGCCATTTTTTCAGATGCTTCCTTTTCCTTAACATCTTGGGCTTCAAGTTCACGGAGAATTGCTTCAAGATCAAGTTCTTCTTCGCCTTCACCTTCTTCGGAACCATGAGTCATGCCCATCTCTGGCATTGCGCCACTGTGTGCATGAGCCCACTTAGACGGGTCGGAAGCTACTGTTTCATCTTCTTCTTCCCTACCCATTGGATTTACTGCCGGAGCCTTTGATTTGTCGTCACCCTTCTTTTGCATTGCCATTGACATCTTCTTGGCTGCTTCTGGCGGGGTGTGAGCTGTTGCAGTTGGATCAACGACGTTTTCATCGTCCTCTTCACCTTCCTCTTCTTCATGATAACCTTCGTTTTTCATACCTTCATCTTCTTCTTCCTCTTCGTCAGCTTCGGAAAGAGCTTTTACATCTTCTTCTAATTCCTTGATTACTTCGTCAAGGTCAAAATCTGATTCGGACCAATCATCATACCAATCAGCCTTACTGTCACCATGACCTTCACCACTTTGGTCAATATCCGACGAATCCCACGATGCGTCCGATGGTTCCTTGTTATCAGCTGTACCGATTGTTGATGTATCTTCCGGGCCACCACCAGTTACGTGTGTTGCGTCCTGGAATGGTTCTTCCTTTGCAGCTTCCTCTGCTACTTCACTTTCCATTGCTTCTGCACGTAAGCGCTTTGCTAGCATGGACTTGATTTGGGGTGTGAATGTTTCTTCCAATGCAATCTTTGCATTTGCGATAGCTGTCTGACGAACAGCTTCTGCGTCTGCAATTGCTTGCTTTAGAAGTTCGTTTGTGATTTCTGCCATATAATGCCTCTCGTGTTGTTTCAATAGTTATTCGAACTATTATACGGTTATTAATACAAATAGGTACACACCCCAAGAGAGGTGTAATCTATATAATATATATTGGTATTTTTACAAAAAACACCATTTTTTACCACTCTGAGTTTTTTCTCTTCTCAACTTTCTTTTCTTCACGAATTCTACGACGAAGTGCTTCTTGTTGTTTTAGTATCTTTTTCTTTGACCGCTTCACATAAAATTCACGGCGTTTAACTTCATTAACAATTTCTGCCTTCTTAACCATTTTAGAGAATTGGCGGAGTGCTCTATCTAAGTCACCCAAACTATCTCCTTTTACTTCAACATACATACAACCTCCTTATTAGCCACCTAGTGTGTTTGACATTGCTGTACCATCTTCTTCGTCCATCTTTTGTACTAACATCTTATCCTTATCTGTATCGGAGAACCAATAATCAATGATTTTGCCGTATGAACCGATAAATGCACCTAACATAAGAAGAAGGATTTCCTTCCATTCCTGGTCAAGTGGGCTTTTGCCATATACGGCTAACGAGACACCGGCAACAATAAACAAAAATGTTGCTAATACGATTGCTGTGATTCCCCAGCGACGGGACATTGTTTGATTGAGTAATTGACTAAACTTACTTTCTTGATTGATTACTTCTTGTTCTGTTCCCATAGTTATCTCCGTTATATGAAACTAAAAAATAAATAGTTTATTTTCTAATGAAAACACCTTGTCTATGTCCGGTTTCATCCAAATTGTGAGATCCATCAGAATTAATATATAACCCTTCTTTTATCCACGGTAATTCATCCGATATATCATAGAATGTTGGTAATTCACCTATTCTACAAAAATAATCATGTACTGCTTCTCGTGATTCACTTATGCAATAATCATCGAAAATAACAAACCCACCCTTTACAACCAATGGGTATAAATATTCTAATACTTCGTAAGTAGATGAGTATAAGTCCCCATCAACTCTTAACAATGCGATTTGTTGTGTTGCAGTCGGTAATGTATCCTTAAACCATCCCTTTACAATTTGTATTCTTTCTGGATTGGGGACGTTGTATTTAACAAATGCATCGTGTAAAAATGATACGTCCGCCGATAACTCAGTGCAACAAGTGGCCCAGTCAGTACCACGTATTGAATACTTATCTGGATATTTTGTTTGTTCTTTATTGGTAGGTACTCCCTCAAAGGAGTCGTATGCCCAAATAGTTCGTGTAGGAAACACGGTCGCCATATATGACAACGTAGCACCTTTCCACACACCACATTCAACTATATCACCAGATATATCTGCGATATGTTCTGCGATGAAATCAATATTATCTAATAAGTGATTATTTGAATTTAAGCAAGCACCTTCTGGTGATTCCAAAATAACTTTTTTTATATCCATACTATTTCATATTTTTCGATATATAGTTCATTGCCGTCTTTCTGACCTGTGAGTCGGGATTATATCCCAGTGCACTCTTAACTAAAATATCTCTACCCGTCTGTGGATTCTTAATACGATGTTTTAATAAATCTTTTAATCGTGTTTGCTTCGTTGGTGTGGCACCAGTCTTTTTTGTGTCCTTTTCTTGGGCTTGTTGGACTACCAACTTAGTCTGTGGGTATTTATCCAATAGTGTTTTGACCGCCTTTACATTCTTTGGTGCATCATCTACGAATACAATTCTATCAAATCCATCATTGATATGTTTTTCAATATAACGAGCCTTTGCCATTGGGTCGGAATTACCTAATGCAGCAATGGTAACTCCTGAAGTAATTCCTTGTAATTGAAGGAATTTTGCAATAGGTTTTGTATGACCACGGGCGGTGAGTACCACTACTTTATCAGCCTTCTTTTGATCAATAACTTTCTTCAATAAATTTGTATATTTTTTAATAGGACGAGGATTTTTTAATTGTTCAAACTCAGAAAAATCAAATGTATCACCATCTTGTTTTTCATACGCAGCGTATTCGGCGGGTGATATTGTTCTTCGGTTTCCGTCCTTATCAATAACAATAACCCTAGCGTCTGTATGCACTAGGGTATCATCAAAGTCTGTAATATACGCGGCCTTTCCCACGATGTTATCGTGTAACTAGTTTATATGCCGTGGCTACCATTTTGTCAGTTGGTAATGCCAACATTTTTTTTCTATTTTCAGGTGACAACTTGTGTAATATACGAGTAATTAATGCTGCGGTGTATATGTCTAGCATAATCCCACCAACTTCAGCTGGTTTCTTATCTTTAACAATACTTAGAATTTTACTTTGTTTTACACTATAATCTTCATCAACAGATACAAGATGTGGATCGTTGGATACAGTTGGTGTGGTATCATCTGACGCTACAGGAAAATCTGATGCAGGTATTGCTCCAGCTACTTCATCCTTTTTCTGTGGTAACTTGGATATTGGTGTACTTGCATATTTCTTTACATCATCTTTCGACATAGTATGTGCTAATTTTTGTGCCGTTGGACTAAAATCAGTTGCTTTTGCTCGTCCAGTTTGAATAGCATGTACAATACCAAATAATTTTTGTTGTGCTTTACTTACTGATGGCATCCTAGTTCTCCGAATACATTTCAGGATACAAATATCTAAATTTACGCATCAAGGTACCCGCAACCGCGTTTGCCTCATTTTCAATTGGTGACCCATCATGTCCATCTGCTTCTTTACCTTCTTCGCGTTGTTTATGATGTACCAATTCATGTGCCAACGTTCGTAAAGTATCTACGATATGTCGTCCATTTTTTACAATTACAATTTCATCCGTACTTGGTTGATATGTTCCAAATGTCAGATGTTTTTTAGAATAATCACTACCCGCAAATTTAATTTTGGCAGGTAGTGATTTGAGTTGTAATTCTTTTGTAACAAACTTTACAAACTCATTTACTAATTCTTTGTGGTAAACTTCCGTGAGTAAAGTTTTTAACAGCATAGAATATTACTTACTCTTCTTTTTACTGGTAATCTTCTTAGCAGTCTTTACAGCCTTTTTACCGGTTTCTTCAACCTTCTTAACTGCTGCAACTGCGTCCTTAATATCAACCTTACCATCATTGTTGACATCTGCAATATTTTTAGCTACTTCTTCTACCTTATGGGAGACAGTCAAAACTGACTTTGGAAGTGGCTGTGAGTTCTTGTGGTTAATCCACCATACACCAGCAGCTACCACAACTACGAGAACTATGAACGTTAGTAACATAAAAACTCCTTGTTTTATAGATTATTTTAACTCACCTAGAAAGTCATAGATGAGGGTATCAATACGAGAATATGGGGTGATAATTTGCGAACCCTTATTTTCGTTGATAAATGCTCCGTAGGTAGAAGGATTACTCACGATGTCAAAACAAATCAAGTTAAAATCTTCACCAACTTCGACTGTACTTTCACCAATTTGTTTAACAGATCCCATACCACGGGAAGATACACCCAATCGGATATTATTCTTAATTAGTTCACGAACAATGTTTCCTGACGGTGTAGATAGAATTTCAATATTACCCTTTACGTCATCACCCTCAAACCACATATCGGTAACATTGCAGCATACATTTTTGAGATTGACTACTGGACTTTCTGGATGGTCCAATTCACCCAATGCTCTACGTTGTGAAACGAAATTTTGCTTATATGCCATTGCTTCACGTGCCAAAATTTCTTTTGGATATACACGACCGTTTTGATTCTTATGATCAGCACGTTGTAAAATTACATCCTTCAACATCAATGGTTTTGAGATGTCTGAGGCTTCGGTTAATAATGAAGAATCGTACGATATGACGTTATATTCAACAAGTAATGTTTGCATCTTATTGTCCTCTAATTTCACGAATTCTGGTAGCAATACCGAGAAGTTTTGCTTCCAACTTTAATAATCCTTGTTGGGTACGCTTCCATAGTTGTTCACTTGCAATTCCAGATTCGGTTTTTAGTCGAGCATTCATTTTAATTACTTGCTCAACTTCTTGTAAATTTTTATTTAGTTGAGAAATTGCTTCTGCAATTTTTCTATGTACGGATTTTGTTGAATCGTTTTTATATGCGTAATACTTGTTTTCGGACAATTCTTTTGTTACAACTTCCATCTTATCTGCTGGACGATTGATATCCTTTTCACCGCGTGGTGTTAGTTTGAATCCAGTAGTATCCGTTGCTATGTGTTTTGCACGAGCAACATTTTTTTGTTTATTGCCACGAAATGCCATTGGAGTTAAGTAACCACCAACCATTCCGGTTGTGGTCATTTCGTCTAATTCCTTTTTAATCATTTCACGGATAGCATTACGGAGTGCTTCTTTCTTGTCCATAGTTAACTCTTCAAAGTGTCTAACGTTTTGGTAATTTCCAAAGCGATAAGTAACGCAGTCATATGATTTTCTTTAATAACTTGGGTAGTCTTGATTTTTTCTAACTGACTGACCACTTCTGACAATTTAATTTTTACGATTTTATCTTGAACTTTACTCAACTTTGTCTTAATCTCTGTAATTAGACTGTTGCATTCTTCAACTGCACACTTACGAAGAGTTGCACTATTTGACACGTTGTTGATGTATTCACGAAGAAGATTTTTTTGACGGTCGTTCAATCCTTGATATTTTTCATTGAACTTTTCCATCAAAATCTTATAAGACAATAGACGTAAATCTTCTTCTTGTCCCTTCACTGTTTCAAACAGGGCAGTATCGTTTTTAATTTCTTTGTTGGAGATTTTACCACTGAGGTGTTCTACGATGGTAAACTTCGCTTCCACCATCCCCTCAATTTCATTAAAATCTTTAATTTCATTTATAACACCATCAAACACTTTGTATACAGAAGCATAAACTTTATATGACGGAATACGAGCACCTAAAAATTCTTTTAAATCGTAGTTGTTTTTGATTTCTTTAATCAACTTATATTTTTGGGTATTAAGTGCTATTTCATTAAGTTTCTTACGTTGTTCAATAATAAGATTTAATAATTCAAATGCCTTTGTTTCGCTAAGTTGTTGCGCATTGAAGAATGATCTATACAGAATTAATTCTTTACCAAGCTCTGTTTTAGAGTTGAAATACTCCTTCATTAGTTTCACCGCAGTATCACTACTACGATTTTCCAATGCGTCGGAGGTAATTTTACGGACTAATAGTTCAAAAAGAATGCCCGTATTCCGTATTTTGTTGTGCTTGACGTTTGATTTCATACACATCCCGTTTTTAATGACATTATACCGTCATATATTAAATATAACGAATATTTATAAGACTTTAATTTTCAAGGTCTAAAATATTACTTTCATCCAATAAAGACTGCGAAGGTGGGGTTGATTCCATAATAATACTCTTCGAAGTTGCTTTATTTAAAAATGCTTGTATTTCTAATGACAGTGGTGACTTACGTTTGTCATTTCTTTGCTTACCTACTTTAAAAACTTTTTTATTTTCTTTATGTCCAAGAGGATCACGACCCCGTGGATGGCTGTCTTGTCCGAATTTTACGCCTTCTCTCGGACGACCCATATTAGACTCTTCCAATTCTTCTTCTGGGATTTCCAGTTCACTTTCTTCCTGCGATGGTTCTTCGAGTGAAGAAAGAATTGTATCCACATCATCTATTTGTTGTTCTTGTTCTTCCGGTGCGGATTGGTCAGTTGGTTGTTCCTCAGGAGTTTCACCACCGGCCGGTACCTGCTCTGGTTGTCCTGCGGACTGTTCAATTCCCGTCAGCTCAGCCATACGTTTGACATCTTCCACAATTAGTTGACGCTCTTCTTCAATTTCATCGTCAGATAGTTCAAGAATATTATGGTAAATCCACTGCTGGGACAACATCTTACTACCTGCAATTTGTTCCGCAACACCAATTTTTTCCTTCCACAAATTCAACTTTTCTTGTTCATAAATAACAGAAGGATTTGTGAGAGACAATTCAAAATCAACTAATTCTTCGTCTGTATATCCTTGGACGTACAAATGAATGATTGCAATTTTGGTAAGTTCCGATACCATAATACGTTGTACACGTTCAATCGTACGTGCAAATCGAACATCTTGTGCCGCTAAGGTAGCTTTCCCACTAATATCTTCGTCGTATCCAATAAATGACTTTGGTACTTTGAATGCAGCCAATAATTTTCTACGAAGATATTCAATATCTTCTATTGCGTTAAACTGTAATCCAGGAAGATTTTGGATATCGGTACCACTGTCTTTTCCACGAGTTGGTAAGAAGAAATCTTCTGTAATATTCTGCATATTATATTTGAGATTATAGTCACCCGTTTGTGGATCAACCAGTGGCGTTTTCTTCATACGGTCGATAATACGACCCATAAAGGTATCAATCTCTGCCGGTGGAATATTACCGATATCAACTAAAATTTTACGTTTATCTGGTGCTCGCATGATACGATGGATTAACATCGCATCTTCCATCAGTTGGAGTTGCTTCCACACACGGCGACCACCTTCAATCATACTCTTACCATATGGAAGGAAGTTGGTATCTGATAACAGTCGGAAATGTGCTACTTCATAGTTATCAAATTCCGTCTTACCTAGTGCCAAGAAATCATTCTCAATCTTGAATTTGACTGAAAATGGATTACCTGGGTCTTGTCCTTCAATACGAATAGTTTCGTATACAGAAAGTGGTAAGACATTAACCACACCGTATTCTGGGTCAATATCCAAATATAAAAAGAAATCTCCATACTTAGCCATGTTTCTGACCCACGGCCATAGGTTGAATTCTACATTCAACACATCATAGAATAAGTTATGTAAGATTTCTTGGATTTGTGTATTTTTTGAATGAATGGTAAGAATATTACCAAATTCATCCTTCACTGTTGATTCATCGGCGTAAATGTCTAATACCGATGCGATGATAGGATCATTATCCATCATATCATAGTCACGGAATAATTGGAGTCGTGACCCCTGAAATGCTGCGGCGGCTTCGTATCGCCCATGCGCAGACCCATACCCACCCGTCATTGATGAATAAACACGGTGGTATCTATCAATACCGCGTCTATTAATAAACGACTGAATATTATCTGTGTCAGCGATTTTTAACTTTTTACCACCAACATTACGAACAACTGTATTGGTTGAAAAAAGTTTCTTTAATCTGCTAAATATGCTATTATCCGCCATAACCCCTCAACTTTTAGTAGATATACAATTCGTCTATCGCATTAAGAACCATTTGAACGGATTGTGTATCTAATCCCTTTGTTGGTTTATTTAATAAACTATTTAACTTTTCACGTAGCTCTTTTGCTGGTAATACTACCGTTGCCAATTCTGTCATGTGCCACTCTGTCATTGTGTTGTAGTTGTATGGCATTTCGTTGACTTGTGTGATTCCGGCGATGAGTTCTGCGGTCAACTTCATTACTTCTTTTAGTTGTGCTTCCTTTAATGTAGGAACCAACTTTTCAAGTAATGCGACTAAACGCATTGAATTGATACGATTTTCTTTACCTGCTTCGGTAATAATATCTGTTAACTTAATCATGCTTCTTCTCCTTATTCAATGCTTTTCGCATTTTCTTTACATCTTTTGGTTTCGGTGCTCCTCTAATGACGCCACCAGGTCCAACTAATCCCATTGCGGGTGCTGCTCCTGCTGGTGCTGCTCCTGCCATTTGTTCCGAAACCTTTTTTTCTACATTCTTTATTAATAATGAATAATACTTTGGGTTTTCTTTTAAGTGTGCCGCTGCAATTTTTGCAGTCTTGACCACGTTGCCGTGAGTCACATCTTGATGTTCCAACTCTGTATTCATTCCTAAAAAGAACTCGGTTGGATTAAACTTATAACCCATAGTATCTAATATTTTGTCGGACTGTTCTCGTGATATTTTTTTCTTCATATCACCACTTTCGACATGACCAGTACCGAGCTTTTGTTCTTGGTCCTGGATTGGTGTCACAATGATGTCTTGCACGGAAACTTTTACGACGAGCAGGAATACTCTTTTTAATTTTCATATTCTTGTCACCGAAGTTAACCTTCTTAACATTACCTGTCTTTGGATCTTTAACAAATACTTTGAACTTCTTGACATCTCCTCGCATTGGCTTCCCAAGAGGAACCTTACGACCGTGATATTCTGCTTCACCTAACATATCTGGGTGTTCACCCTTTAATACTTCAATGAGACATTCTTTACAATACTCACCATCATTTAATTCATCTTCGTGACCCGGGGTATGTGTTTCCGACCCAAACTGATCACGTTCGTTGTCTTGGTCTGGTTTGAAGTCACTATCAGAAGTAACATCACTTTCTGGGCGAGTATAAAGTTCTTCTATTGGGACACAATTAGGAACCATTTTACCATTTAATTCCTTCATCCCAACTTGCTTGTATCCATCCCAACAAGACTCACAAAGAATATCAGATAATCTAATCATACGTTCTCTCAATGTCAAGAGTTTTATTTCTTTTTAAAGGTAGAAACCATTGTTGGTTTTCCACCTGGATTTCCTGCTTTTCTCTTTCTTACTACCGCCGACCGTTTTTCACCCTTGGTCATTGCCGCGGCTGAACGTGCTGGGCGACACTTGGGATATTTTGCCGAACCACCTTTACGTTCTTTCTTACCTGCCGAAGCACCACACGGTGGATGTTTGCCCGTTTTTGGATCTTTACGGGAAATATCTACCCATTTTTGCTTCAACCACTTACCAAGTTCACCTTTTGGTTTATACTTCTCATCCAAAATATCTTCGGTAAGTTCGACCAAAATATCGGTTAGTTTCATTACTTTAAGAACTTTAACTTATAAATGGTAGAATTTACCAAACCAGAGATTTCATCAACGATATTATTAAGGTCACCGTCTTGTGGTAATCCTGTGCGAATGGTATCAATATACGTTGATAATCCTGTAAAGTATTTTACTACTTCGTCACCTTCAAAGTATTGCTTTTGTGGAGTATATCCACGAATAATACCATAACGACCTTGGCAGGTTTCTGCGTAACTATCTGCCAAATCTATAATTTCATCATAATATTTATTCAATGCCTTATGAGCGGCATATGATGAAGTTTGTAAATGGAAGATGTGTGCTTGGTCACGACTATTGAATAGTGTGGATAAAAACTTTGCTACGGTTTCCATTACATCGCTCCGGCGTCTGGTTCTGTAGCGTCCGCTGGTGTTTGGTATTCGTGATAATTGGTATTTGCTTGATTAATAAAATTTTGTGCTTGGGAAATGTGATCTTGTATCCATGCAGGAATATCCTTCTCATCTTCACCCATCTTACTCTTCAATTCCGTTGCGTTTTTGATAATATCATCCAATGCACCACTTGCCATTGATACTTCGTGATCTTCACCCTCAGCACCTTCCTTTTTCATTGCTTTGCCAATAGCATCACGACGATGTTGCAAATACTTGTCAGTTGAGTCCTTGTCACCATCATTGTCAATATCACCATCTTCTTGGCCTACTGGGTCTAATGCTTCCAGTTGTGCAATCAATTCATCAAGTTTCATGGATTGTTCTTCGGAGAGTTCTGCTTCTTTAAGCTTTTTTAAAGTCATAGCTAAACGGGCACGTTGACCTAACTTACCACCCTTTTCAGCAGCTGTCTTTAATTTACCAGCAGGAATTGGTTCATCCGCAGCAACACCAAGTTGCTTCTTTAAAGCTCCTGGTTTCTTAATGGCGTGTTGAATCCACTTTTCTTCTTCGTTTACAGATCCTACCGGTTTGTTACCTACTGCTGGTATAGTTACCAATCCCATTAGTCTAATCATCGAACTTCTCCAAGTGTTATAGGGAGGTTTGTCCCTTCTTTTTTGCTATTAAATACCGTTTATATAAATCACGTTTTGCTTTCAACATTTTATCAAGTAAATCCACCTTTCCATCATTATTGATATCAGAATCTTCTTGACCCATCGCGTCACGGCGTTTGTGTGGATAATGAACTTCATTTTTACCACTTCGCCAACCACCACCCATACTCTTATACTTCTTAGCTGCCCAGAGATTAGCATATGCGGATGGATAAACTTTAAATTTTCGTTTAGCTGCCGCTTTTGCTGCTGCCCATTTTGATGGGTTCGTAGGAATACTACGTTCCAAAATTTCTATAATATCGCTAATTTTTGCCGATATCATCCCCAAATCGTTTGGTTCTTGTTTTGGTTCAGAACCACCATTTGGTTGTGTTTCTGCATCACGCTTTGTATAATCGTAAGTACCCCAAGGATATACTTCTTTTTGTTGACCGCATTCACAATCTTCCGTGTGTATACAACCACAGTCCTCAAAGATGTATGAATAATAGTCTTTATAATTCATTACTTTTTACCTTTCTTTTTCTTGGAATCAATTGCTTTGTTGGTAGCAGTTGCGTATAGATACGACTTCCAATCGTCACCAAACTTATCTTTGAAATAACGAACAGAACGTTTGTTCTTTAACAACTTTTTACCAATCTTATCACGACCTTGAACTTGTCCCTTAGTCATCTTTCGTGGTGGTTCACGACTTGCAACAGTGCGTTCGTCGAGTTCCTCTTCTTCTGGTTTTTGCATTTCTTGAAGAACTGCTGTTAATTCTTCCCGTATCATTTCTAGAATTTCTTCTTTGGTCATATCTTATACCGGTTTAGATTTAGTTACACCACCACGTTTGCGTTTTTTACGTCCAGCGCAATGTGCTTTTTGGCTGAAACCCTTGGGATTGTTACAGTTAATAGACTTCTTATATTTCTTTGTCCACTTTTCTGTTAACAGAAT